AGATAGCGCCGGGGTCCATGGAAAACGACGACGGGTCCTTGAGCAGCCCTTCCAACTGCTCCTGGAACGGATCCTTGTACGGCTTGCCCAGCCGGCCGGCGAGTGTCTCCTGGTACTGGCCGCGCTGCGACCGGAACGGGTCCGAGATATCCGCAGCGGTGCTCGCGCGCCCGAGATCGCGTCCCTGCGCGCCTTGCGCGGTGTCTACAAGGCCGAGAATGAAGTCGATGATGGGGGAAGTCGCCATTACGGTCGTCCTTGCGACTGAGCCAGTCGCAGCAAGGTTGCCAGAGTTTGACCACTGGAACCCCCGCCTGCGGAAAGCAACGCGAGGGGGTCGAAACCTCTGCTCTGAGAACGCGCCATCGGGACCGCCCGGCGCGCGAGGTCTGTCAACCACGAAGATGCCCCGGCGCCAGTGGCAATATTACCAGCCGCCAGCCCTGCCGCGCCACCCGTCGCCGCGGCGGTCCCCGCAGCACCCAGCCCGATACCCGTCGCCCCGAGGAACGCTGCCCCCGCCATAGGGGCGAGCGCGCCGATCGCCAGCGGAGCAAGCTGCATCCACAACGGCGTGCGTTCAGCCAACACCGCGTTCTGCCGTGACGTGACGCGCCCGAACCCCTCTTCGTCGTAGATCTTGCTCGGGTCCAACACCTTGTAGTCGCTTCCCGTCGTACCGTCCGCGCCAATGCGCAACAACTCATTGACGTGATCCCCGCGCGACGTGAGGCCGAGGAGGTCGACGTCGGGGTCGACTTGCAACGTCGTGTGCGTACCCGCCTCCCCCTGCCCGGTGTTGAGCCGCACGATGCCGGCATCGATCAACTTCTGGATCTCCGGGCGCGACTCGCGCATGGAGTCATCCCACTGCATGAAGTTGACGCCGATCAAATCGCGCGGGGAGACGCCTTCGGGAAGTGCGCGAGCCGCGGTGCCGGTGCGAGTGGTCGCCATGTCACGTCCCTTGTTCGATCGTCTGCTCGAGCGCCTCGAGCCGCATCGCGTTGGTGTCGCTCTGCTGGTACACCCAGGCGCGGCGTCGAGCATGTCCATTGCGGAACAGCGACGGGCGTACCGCGCTCATGTCGACGGTACGTGGCGTGCTGTACGTCTGATAGTCGTCGTCGGTGTAGGAGATCGACGGCGTGCCGGTGTTGCGGTCGCCGATGACGTCCATGCGACCGAAGAACTTGAAGCGGTTGTTCCCGTTGTCGTACTTCTGGGTGCGAATGTAGACGGGGAAGGCAACTCCATTGTCCCCATACAGATCGCGCGTGACCCGGTACACCTTGCCGTCGCTCTTGCCTTGCAGGTAGTTGCCGTTGAGTTCGCGCGTACTGGCGAACGACGCGTACTTGTACGGCCCGGTGCCGGCGGTGTTGGTCCAGTCGAACCACTGTTGCGTCATGAAGTCGAACGCGAGCGCGTACGTGGCGTTGGCCGCATCCGAGTACACGACGTAGAACAGGTGCCCTTGCACACTGACCGCGAACGCCTTGGGACTAGTGAAGTCGCCAATCGCCGTGGAGTTCGCCGCGTTGAGGAACACTTCCACTTCGGGCGTCGAGATCGGGCGCGGCTGCACGCCATCGAACACGACCACTTGTCGATGCAACTGTCGCGACTGCGACACCCAGACAAGGGTGTTGTCCATTTCGACCACGGTGTCCGCTGCCGCGCAGCCGATGCGAATATTCGCGTTCAGGTATGGTTGCAATGGCGACCCGAACTGCAGGCCCGCGTCGTAGAACACTTGCGTTGTGAACTCACCGAAGGCCACGACGTAGTTCATGTACTTCGCCAGGCACACTCCGAAGTCGTCCTCATAGTCCGCCCCGATGACGTTGAGCGCCGGCCAGTAGTACGGGTTGTCGAGCGCGCAGTTGTAGATCAAGCCGCTCTTGTCCATCACATACACGAAGCCGCCGAGGACCACGACGCCGGCCACCGTCTGCACCGGGTAGCCCTTGTCGAACACGAAGTTCAACGTACCCGAGTCGAAAATGTTGAGCCCGAAGTTGTTCTTGACGAGCAACTGATTGCCGACGTTGTACGACGCGAACTGATACGGCTGATTCGCTGGGGCGCCCGCGTTGAGCGCGATGCCAATCGACGTCGCCGGCGTTATGTTGAGATACCCGACGTACACCGTGTTGAGTTCGGTCGCCAATGACGTGCTGTACCCACCCAGGTAGAAAATCGTGGGGTAGCGATATGGCAGTCCGGCGAACGGTGACTGTGTCGGTGACTGAAATACCACGGCCGGCGCGCCATACCGATCACCGTAGTCCGCTGTGCCGTCGACCAGCGTCCACGTCGTACCATCCAGCGAAGAGTATGTGTCGTCGACCGCCCCCGCACCGGACGAGCCACCCAGCACCCACATTTTCCCCTGGTACACCACGGCGCCCATGAGAGTACGCGCAGATGCGAACGCTGCCGCGGTAGCCTGAGTCCAGTTGGTGCCATCAGCGGAATACCACGCATCGTTCTGCAATACCCCTGCCGTGGTGACGCCGCCGATGATCCAGATATTGTTGTTGAAGTACAGCGACGAATGCCCTTGCCGCGTGCCCCAGCCGAACGCGCCGCCTTGTCGCGTCCACGTCTCGCCATCGGCGGAATACCACACGTCATCGAAAGCGGGGAACGTCGTGTTCACGCCGCCAGTCAGCATGAGTCCGCTGTTGGTCGCCACAAGGCCGAAGCGATTGCGCGGGAGCCATGCCGCCGCGGCGGTGACTTGCTTCCATGTCGTGCCGTCCTGCGAGGACCACACGTCATTCTTGTACGTTGCTGTCGCGGTGTCGTACCCACCCATGACGTACATAGTGTCGCCGAGCACTACAGCACCGACGTACTGCCGCGCGCCCCACGGCGCAGCGGACGCGGATGGGGTCCAACTGACGCCGTCCATCGACGACCAAATGTTCGCGTACGTAGTCGCCGGCCCCACTCCACCGAAGATGAAGATCCGTCCTTTGAACACGACTGCCGCATGCGCCAGGCGCGCAGGCCATGCGGCGCTAAAACTGCGAAAGTCCGTGCCGTCCGTACCAGTCGGACCCGGCGTCGTCACCGTCATGAGCGTGTCGGCGAACACCCCCATGATCTGCCCGTTCCAATACGTCAACCCTTGCCCGGTGAACGAGCCGCCTGCATCGTACGCCTGCACCGAGCCCGGCCGCTTGAACACGTAGTATCCGTCGCCGCCCGTCATCTTCTCGTACATGACGTTCTGCCGCTTCGCATCCTTGGCGAGCGACGTCGTGCGCGGGTTGTACGGCCACGCCAGCGGAATGCGCAGGACCGCCTGCGATTGGAGGTCCACTACCGCACCATCCCCACTGGCATCGTGGCGTAGTCAGGCGCAAACGAGGTCGACGCCGTTTCGACCGACCAGTCGAACAGCGACTCGCGGTACTCGTCGGCCTTTTTCTCGAGCCGCGCGATGCGAGCTTCGGGGACTTCGTTGTCGTCGGCCATTTCCGCCGCGAGCGCGTACATGAGATACATGAACCACTCGGTCGGCAAATCGAACTCCTGCCCCGACGCCGTCATCACGTACAACGGGCGTTGCGCGTTGATGTACACCGTGTACTGCGGAGTCTGCGGCGACTGCGGGGTGACGTACACATACAGCGTGCCCCACCCACTACCCGGCGACGTGAGCCCTGCTGCCGCGTCGATCTTGCTGTCGTAGTAGATCGAGTTGACGATGCCGGTCGACGTCTTGTTGCCGAACTGCAGGTACTCGGCGCGCGAGATCAGCCGCAAAGGAGTGTCGAACGTCTGACTGCCGACCGTGAAACGCACGAAGTTGCCCGTCTCCACCACGCGCAGCGGGCGGTTCGTCGTCACGTCCGCTCCCGAAGGACCGATCGTGTACGAGGACTGGTTCGCCACACACGGCACCGCAATCAACTGGTAGGTCCACAACGGCAGACCCTTCGACTGCAAGTGCGTCAGGATGAGATTGAGCCGCGACGCCGCATCGGCAATCTGCGCGGCATTCGCGGTCCCGCCTTCGGGCAGAACCCGAATCTTCTTGTACGCTTCCGTGATGAGCTGGTCGCGCGTGACTGTCAGGACCGCGGTGCCGCTGCTAGGCATGGTGTTACTCCGTAAGCCCCGCCGACGGGGCGGCTTCGGGAATGTCGCTGTTGGCGACGGCCACCAACGGGGCGCGCTCCTGCGTCAACTGCGCCGCCTTGAGTTCGGCCTGCTTGGCCTGGATCTGCGCGCCGACGCGCTCCTGCATCAGTTGCCCGAGCATGGCGTTGGCCTGACCGAGCGCGGAGTTGGTCTGCGCGAGCTGCATCTGCGTCTGCAACAGTTCCATCTCGAGATCGGCATAGCTTTTCTTGTTCATAACATTCCTCAGAAAGTGTCGAGTGCGATTTTGTACACGGTCCCGCCGACGTTGATCGCAAGGTAGTTGCCGCTCGCGCCGCCGGAACCGCCGTAGACCGTGTTGCCGTTGTTCACGATGAAGAGACGCCCGGTGTTTTCGATGCCGAACTGATACGTCCCGCTCACGTAATGCGCCAACACGCCTGCGGCTTCGTACCGCGTCTTGATGTTGCCCGCCGACCCGTCCCAGATGAAATACTTCTC